TTAAAGGGTGTACTTTTACTATCTCCTTTAGTATTGATTTTATGACTTTAGAATCTGTCATTTTTATTGTTGTAATATCACCAGTTTTAAAAGGTGCTTTTTTAATTGTTAACACTAGTAAGTTTAGTCTATATCTTTGTATGTCAATTTTAGGTTTTGTAACGTCACTAATGTCAACAGAGTTACCAATTAACATTTCAGTATCACCAAATGTAAGTGAATCTTCAAATTCAACCACAGCAGGTTTACCATTGTAAGTAATATCAATTGGTATTAAAGTCATTAAAAATTAATAATTATGGCTATTAATAAGTCTTATGATGAATCTACTGTTATTCTAGAAGATTTTGCTTTGAAACTGACATCTTCATATAATACTTCGTTTGGCTCAAGTCCACTTGTACTGTGATCAGTTAGTGAAACTCCTTGGAATTCTATTAATATTGATTTAGTACCATTTGTAAATGTTAATGATAATCCAACACCATTTGTTCCACTTGATGCAACTGGTAGTACTTCTGTCTCTAAGGATGGAATTGATTGATCTATAACATATTGTAACAATGCACTGTCTTTGAAAGTTGTTTTAAATCTACCACCAATATCAAATACTTTTCTAAATGAATTTTGTGCATAATGGCTACCTAATGCATAGAGTAATTCTGCACTTGTTGCAAATGAAACATCTATGTCTTGAATATCAAACACTTTGACTAATGTTGAGACACCACTGCCTACAGATGTTTCTGCACCTGTACCTACTTTTACTTCACCATGAGCGAATGTGTAAGGAGTCATGGTTGCTGAATTAATTTCTACTTGAGTGTCAAAATTGGTTGCTGCTGTTTCAATTGTAGCAGTACTTTCTTCTGCGAAAGACATGTCAACAGTAGCATTTACAACTTCACCAATACTTGTATTTAATGACATATTGTTAACAGTACATCCAGTTAATGATCTTGTTTGCATAAAACCTGAAGAAACAGTTCCAGAAGTCAATACTTGTATTCTAGTTGTTATTGATGCAGGAGTTTTTACACCTGTTGAATTTTCACCTAATGCTGTTGGATAAAGGAAAGATGTTCCTCCTTGAGGTTGTATATCTCCACCACTGTTTTCATAAAGACATCTAAATATTCTATGTGATTCAGTATCATCAAGAACAAAACTAACACCTAGAGCTCCTTGTTGTTGACCGAAAACGAATTTAGTTGGTTCTACTTGACCTAATTTATTAAGAGATACTTGAGATGTATTTAATGTTAAACTTGTTACTTTTGTATTTAGACCAAATGTTTTATCTATGGTTGCTTGAACTGTATTGAATGCTGTTTCATAACCATATCCGACAGATACACTACCACCAGTAAGTATGTTAGATGCTGTTGATGCTACCCGATTGGTCATGATTTAATGAGGTAGTTAAGGTATATAAAGATTTTTAAGCAGGATTGGCTTTTCTATATGATAGAGTTACAACATAATCGAACATGTTACGGAATTGAAAGTTTCTACTGTATGAACCTATTATCCTCAAATCAGTATATGTGGATCCTACCATGTTATCTTTTATGATTTTAACCACCTCTTTTACTACTTTGTTATGTCTATCAATATCTTGATAGGTACGAATATCTAATTCTATTACCTGTTCATGCCAATATGCACTACCGCCTACACCAAAAACTTGTACATCTTCGCCTTTTGGGGATACAATTATTTCGTCGCTTCTGTCATCTATGAATCCAACAGTTCTCTTTTCCCATACTTTAGTGATATGAGGAGGTCTAATAGTACTCCATTTATCTTTGATTAAAGATATTACATCATCCACTGCATCATAGGTTGTTATCGTCATTAATCGCTCCCATTATAATCTGGGTCACCACTGCTATAAGAATATTCTTCTTGAAGGTAAGGATTGCCTCTTTCTCCCCAATTTTCAGGCACACTTTTGTAACTGTTAAAAATGCTTGAACCGCCAGACTCACCGTATTTTCTTCCTTTCTGACCTTTATTGTAACTTCCATCTGAAGGTCTCATATCTTTTGTATCCTCATCCCATTTTATATTACTCATACCACTTGGTTTTCTGCCAACATACCATATCTTTCTAGAGACTGCAAATGCGATAGAATTTATCAATCTATCCATTTTTTTCTTATCCCATCCGTTCATTGAGTCTTGCTCATACATGGTATTGTATTCCATCTCCAGTTCCCTTTGGGACTTTCCTGCAAGTTTGACATCCTCTACCCACTGTCTAAGCAGTTGTATATTTGGCTTTTTACCATATGTTTGATCAGTTGGACTGCTTTTACCAGCAGGATATATTGGATGTCTCCAACCATCAGGATAAGATTCATCTTTGTTTGGTACATTGTTTGACTGTTCATCAAAATCAATGTATTGGTCAGACGGTTCGTTTCTCTTTATATTACCTGTTGGGTTCTGAACACCTTCAATAAATTCTAGTAATTCATGGTCACTTAGATTCTCATCAACTGATTTTATGTCTTTTCCTTTTGGGACTTTAAACCCTACACCTTTTACCACTAATTCGTCTTGATTTTCTTTCTCTCCATTCAAAGCTCTAGCGTTCAAGTCCTTTTCCTCTCGGGCTCTTCTAGCTAATTTCATAGCCTTAATACGTCTATACCTTCTACTATTACGTATCAAGGTATAACAAACACTTCCCTACGGTTTGATACGCATAGGTCTATGTCTTCTTGCCAGTACCTTTTAGATTCACTAGGGGATACACTTCCTCCACTTGGAATCTCATCCATACGGAATGATGTATTCATGACTTCTATTGCTGTCATTTTAATTACCGCATCTGCAATATCTAACGGTACTGTTGTATCACCTGCATAGTCCTCTCCACCATAACGGTAAGTTACTCTGATTCGGTTATTTCTTAATATCGTAAATAGGAAACCTCTAAGAAATAAAGTGCCTAATTCATATTCAATGTTATACCATTGCGTGTTGTCAAGTACGTCACCCCATGTATCTGTCTCACTTTTCCATACTTCTATTTTATCTCCCAAAGATGAGTCAAGTGGTAGTATGTGTCTATGTTTCAAAAATACTGGAGTACCCCATCCGAATGTGTATAATAATGGTAAACTATGCATTTCTCTGGTAATCTTTTTTGTCTTCCAAGTATGACCTATTCTTCTGTCTATTTCTGCTTCTTTTCTTACAATGATTTTACGTACCATTTCCTTGTTTGGAGTGGTAGTACTGGTTATAGGAACTCTTAGGAAGTCACTAATATCTCCGACAGAACAATATGTAGTTGTAGTAACCATACACTAATATATGATGTAACTTTATATTTAAAGATTTATTTAAACACTATTATATATTTAGCAGTGGAACCTGTGACTTCTGCAAAGATGCCATTTTCAAATCTTCTATAAATGGAATCCATGTTCTGGATACTCTCTCCATATACTGTAAATTCTACTGGATCTGAATTAGAATCTCCATTATGGAATACTATTTTGTCTCCACTTGCACCTAGTTTGGTAACGTGAACTGCTGTCATAACACCGTGACCAGCTTTCACAACACCACTAGCGGCTACATCTTTTATGTTATGATTAGTATAAGTCATGATTAATTGTTATATTGGTCATATATAAACATTATTAAGAAAAAAAATATGACTAGGTCTTAGTCTTAGTAACCGATAACTCGGATACGAATAGTCATTGAATTGACTGCTGTATCTGCACTATCTAGTTCCTCTAATGCAATAACTGTTGTTGTTGCATCAGTTGGTTTTTGACCGAAACATTTGATCTTACCTGTAGCTGCTGCCCCTGCTGCTGCTGGGACATATTGTAAAAGTAAACCTTTATCGCAATGAAGAATTTGTGCTCCAATTACGGTACTGATTCTGCTACCTAAAGAAAGGTCAACTACGTTACCACCAGTGGAGTAATTGTCAGAGCCACCATAGGTGACGTCAACAATGGTTGACTTTAATTTAGAAGTCAGTTCCGCTTGGATAGATAGTGTCTTTCCTGTAAGACTTTTATGGTCGGCATTTTGTACTATTGCTATTGCCATAAGGAAATGTATGAACCCCTATTATATAAAGTTAATATAAAAAAATAGGTTTAAAGAGGGTTTGGTACGACTAGAGTTTAATATCTCTAATTTTACCTTGTGATTTGAAATGGCGACAAACTGTCTCACCCATTGTTCTGAATACACCTTTTTCAACAAAGGCGTTGTTCACGAATGGATAGCCAGCAGATCTTCTAGTTGCTTCGTAATACTCGGTTGGTATAGCCACTTGTATTCCGATTCTTGGATAACCATATCCTTCTGCATCAGAAGTATCTAATGCAAAGAGTCTTCCAACTTCGTCACCACCATTAGATGGGGCATCTTTTGTTGGAATAAATGGAATTCCATAGATAGAGTCAACATGAATACCAGTACCAGTTCCTTTAAAGGTCTGGATACCGTTTACGTCTACCTGAACTAATTGCTCACCGTATGGGTTTGCAATACGGACACTTGGCATGTATAAGCCTTGTATCTCAGAGTAGACTTCATGGGAGCCTAGGAATACATTTGGATCTTTACCTGCTGCGATTCTAATTTTTCTTAAGAAAGTTCTTAAGACATCGTCAGTAAGTACACCGTCAGTACCGATAGTACCAGAAGCAGATTCTACTGTACAGTCAAATTCTCCACCGTTTCCATCTCTGTCAACGGTAGCATCAGCAGCCCAAGGATCGTAAAATCCAGAGTGGCTTCCACCTAGTGCATCTTCCTCTGCATCACTTGATACGATTCTATCTAGTGATTCAAAGTCTTGTGTAC